GCTGGGCTTGGTACTCCTACTAAGCAGTTTAGCAGTTGTGTTCTTATTAGATCAGACGATGACTTGGATAGTATATTTGCCAGCGGTGAGATGATGGCCAAGTATGCCAGCAAACGTGCTGGCATTGGCCTGGAGATTGGACGGTTACGTCCACTTGGTTCACCCATTCGCGGTGGAGAGATCATGCATACAGGCATGATTCCTTTCCTTAAGAAGTGGTTTGGTGACCTACGTTCATGTTCACAAGGAGGTATTAGAAATGCTTCGGCTACGGTTTTTTATCCCATATGGCATCTGCAGTTTGATGACCTCATTGTGCTCAAGAACAACCAAGGTACAGAAGAGACCCGGGTACGACACATGGATTATGGTGTCGTGTTATCTGCATTCTTCTGGCGTCGCTTTAAGAACAAGGAGAACATTACGTTCTTCGATCCCAATCAAGTACCTGACCTTTATGAAGCCTTCTATAAAGATACTGCCCTTTTCGAAACACTATATGTAAAATACGAAAAAGACAGCAGCCTGCGCAAGAAGACAATGGCTGCGGAAGAAGTTTTCAAAAGTGGTATTCTCAAGGAACGAACCGATACTGGACGTATCTATCTAGTGTTTATTGACAATGTGATGGACCAAGGACCATTTGATCCTGAGTATCATACCATTTACCAAAGCAATCTCTGCTGTGAAATCTTGTTGCCCACCCGACCTTTCAAGCGACTAGACGATGAGGAAGGTCGTATCGCTCTTTGCACACTTGGCTCAATTAATTGGGGTGCGTTCCGTCATCCTGAAGACATGCGCAGAGCCTGTCGTGTACTTCAGCGCAGCCTTTGCAACATCCTGGACTACCAAGACTTCTTGAGTATTCAGAGTCAACTGTCCAACGATGAGATTCAGCCCTTGGGCATTGGCATTACAAATCTTGCTTACTGGCACGCCAAACGTGGCCTGGAGTACGGTGAGAAGGATGCCTTGGCAGAAGTCAAGTCATGGATGGAACATCAAGCCTACTACTTGACCGAAGCCACTGTGGAACTGGCCAAGGAACGTGGCCGATGCCGAGACAGCGACAAGACACGCTATGGCAAAGGAATCTTTCCTTGGGAACTACGTGCTAAAGGCGTCAACGAACTAACAGACTTCACACCTGATCCTGCCTTGGATTGGAACACCCTGCGTGGCAACATGCGAGCATATGGTGTGCGTAATGCCACACTGATGGCAGTGGCTCCTGTGGAGTCCAGTAGTGTTGTTATCAACTCAACCAATGGCATTGAAATGCCCATGAGCCTGATCTCAGTCAAAGAATCAAAAGCAGGTAGCCTTACACAAGTTGTACCCGAGTATCACAAGTTGAAAAACAAGTATCAACTGATGTGGGCACAAAAAGACTGTGTTGGCTATTTGAAAACGGCCGCTGTGTTGGCAGCATACATTGATCAGAGTATCAGCACCAATACATTCTACAACCCTGCACACTTTGCAGATCGCAAAGTGCCCACCACGCTGATTGCCAAGAACTTGATGCAAGCACATCACTGGGGTATCAAAACATTCTACTACAGCCTGATCAACAAGCAAGGTGCCAAAGCAGCCAAAGAAGAAGCCACACCACTTGAAGCCATAGACTTTGATGATGTGGAAGACTGCGAATCTTGTAAATTATAATCATGGACTTCTTAGATCGCGTTGATTTCAAAAATCACGATGGGGTATATCTCTCCATGCTAAATGACGTGTCAAGGAATCAGTTCTACGACCAAATTTTGACCCAGGTGCGTGATCATGATTGTGTGGAAATTGGCTTTGGTACAGGACTGTTGAGCATGCTGGCATTGAAGCATGGTGCCCGTAGCATTGTGGCCTACGAGTCGGATCCTGATCGTTATCGCCTGGGCTGTGAAGTAATCAAGGTACTAAAACTGCAAGATCGCATCACCTTGATCAACCAACGCTATGATCATGCCTGTGAACATGATCAAACGGTGGTGTTTACTGAAACTGTGGATGACAACATCTGGGGCGAAGGGCTCTACAACAGTTTGCCTAGGCAATTAGGTAAGCAGTTTTTGCCAGGACAGTATTTCTTAGAAATATACGCTGTGCAGATATCCTCAGACATTGCCAGCAGTTTGATTCAAGCACATGAAGAAAATCATTTCTCTCCAGGAGTGGACATTGATTCTCGATTTGTGTCATACGTCAATTTGTTGCTGTCAAAAAAATACAACAAACCCATCAAGTCAAAAGTGGGCTTACCTGTGGGGGTGACAGAACTAACACCCATGCCAATCTATATAGACTGGGCTACCAACAACACCTATACTGGTCGATATGTGCTTGATGCCAACGCACCTTTTGTGGACCAACCTATTCGTCAACTGCAAGTTGACACAGCCAAACAGCCAGTGTTGATTGTGCCCAGAGCAGGTATGCAACACGGCAGCGATAGATTTTACTTGGACACAGGACATTGGAAACTACCAGCAAATCCTGCTATGATCAATACACCCAACAGCCGAGTAATAGTGGAACATGATCTCCGCACTGGAAAAATAACATATAAAATAAAGGAACTAAAATGAGCCAAGCACAATACAACCTAGCCACCAAAACAGATTACTTACATCGCAAGATGTTTCTTGATCCAGCCGGTCCTGTTACCATTCAACGCTTTGAAGAAGTCAAGTACAATAAACTGGTCAAGTTCGAACAAGAAGCACGTGGCTTCTTTTGGATTCCAGAAGAAGTGTCCTTGACCAAAGATGCCAATGACTTTAAAGAAGCCAGTGATACTGTGAAGCATATCTTTACCAGCAATCTGTTGCGCCAAACAGCCTTGGACAGTTTGCAAGGTCGTGGCCCGGCACAGGTGTTTACTCCTGTTGTGGGCATACCTGAACTGGAAGCTTTGATGTACAACTGGAGTTTCTTTGAAACCAACATCCACAGCCGCAGTTACAGCCACATCATTCGCAACATCTATAACGTGCCAAAAGATGTGTTCAACACCATCCACGATACCAAAGAGATTGTGGACATGGCGTCAAGTGTGGGCCGGTACTATGATGATTTACACAAATTAAACTGCATCAAAGAAACAGATGACGATCCAAATAATTGTCCAGAAAAGTCACACATCAAGGCCATTTGGTTGGCACTCAACGCCAGCTACGCATTGGAAGCATTCCGCTTCATGGTGAGTTTCGCCACGTCATTAGCCATGGTTGAAAACCGTATCTTTATTGGCAACGGCAACATCATCAGCCTGATCCTGCAAGACGAAATCCTGCATCGGGACTGGACTGCTTGGATGATCAATCAAGTGGTCAAAGAAGACCCTCGCTTTGCCGCTGCCAAGGCCGAATGCGAAGCCGAAGTGTATCAATTGTACCTGGATGTGATCCGTGAAGAAAAGGCCTGGGCTGACTACTTGTTCCAGAAAGGTCCTGTGATTGGACTCAATGCCAACATTCTCAAGGACTTTGTGGACTACACAGCAGTGGGCGCACTCAAAGAAATTGGCGTCAAGTACTTGGAACCTGCACCACGCAGCACACCCATTCCTTGGTTCATGAAGCATGTGGACACCAGCAAGAAACAAACTGCACTGCAAGAGAACGAATCAACTAACTATGTGATTGGGGTAATGTCAGACTCTCTTGACTACGACGAATTACCAGATTTATAAGAGGAAAAATATGTACAAACCCAATACTGCAATAAGAGATTCTGAAGACTTTCAGAACATTCGCAACGTGATGCAAAAGTTTGAAAAAATTCAAGAAAAGAATCGCTGTCTGCGAGTGCAATTTTTAGACTGGTTGTCAGTGAAAATGCACGCCTGGGCAGATGGTGTCAAAGCCATGTCAGATCGCATTGATTCACCATGCATTATTAAAGTAGAACCCAAAAGGAAAACAACATGAAAGCCATAGTATGGTCCAAGGACCAATGCGCCTTCTGCGAGCAAGCCAAAGGCCTGTTGGAAATGAAAGGCATTGAATACGAAGTACGCAATATCAGTCAAGACTGGACACGTGAACAATTATTAGAAGCAGTACCAACTGCCAGATCAGTACCACAAATCTTCTTGGACGAAGAGTATGTGGGCGGATTTACGGAACTGCGCCAAAGGTTGATGTAATGCCACAATTCTCATCTGACTGGTTTAGCAATGCACTGGTTAATTTTGATTACATTACCAACTACTTACAAAAACAAAAAACAGTTGATAGTATATTAGAAATAGGCAGCCACGAAGGCCGCAGTACCTGCTGGATGTTGGAGAACATGCTGAGTGACACAGGCACAATTACCTGCATTGATCCATTTGCTGACCGTCCTGTGACAGCATTCAGTTATGATTCAATACCTGAAGATCGCAGTATTGAACAGATCTTCCGCGCCAATACTGCAGAAGTTCGCAAGCCTGGTCAAACACTGGAAGTACATGCCAACATGAGTTTTCCTGCATTGGCACAACTTATTGTGGATCAACGGCAGTATGATTTTGTCTACGTGGATGGCAGTCACAATGCAGATGATGCCTTGGCAGACGCTGTGATGTGCTTTGGATTGTTGCGTCCCGGTGGTGTGATGTTGTTTGATGACTACTTGTGGGAAGATGACCAGCACTATTTGGGTCGTTGTAAACAAAGCATCGATGCATTTGTAAACATGTTTTATCACAGACTCAAGTTGGGCTTGGTAAATTATCAGTTGGCAATAGTTAAAAAGGAACTAGAATGAGTATTGAAGCAGGAAAAACATACACCATGCGCATGGGCTATGGTGAAGAGATTGTGGCAAAAATCATCAGCATTGGTACGGACACTTACACGCTGAGCAAGCCTGTGGCAGTGGTACCTGGACAGCAAGGTATACAACTGATGAATTCATTGTTTACCGCAGATCCTGAGGCAGAAGTCACGGTAAATATATCTAGCGTGGCCATGATCGCCCCTGTGCGTGAAGACGTTGGGGACAGTTATTTGGAAGCCACAACAGGTATTAAACCTGTGCGCAGTAAAATCTTAATGGGATAACATGCCAGCAGTACAACGACAAGGTGATCCAAATGGCTCAGGTGGTGTAAACACTTCAGGTGTGGCATTTGTGCGTGTAAACGGTCGTCCCATAGTTGTTCCGGGTATTGGCGTTACACCGCATCCTTGCTGTGGGCAATCGGGATGTGGCATACACTGTTCAGCAGTGACCGCAGGGGGATCGGGCACAGTACGTGCTGGTGGACGTCCAGTGATACGCGATGGTGATAGTGATACCTGTGGCCACAGTCGCACAGCAGGATCAAGCACAGTGAGAGCAGCATAATGGCAGAGTCAACAGCAACACCCTTACAACTCACAGCAGGCGTGGGGTTTTATTCAGGCAATGCTATCACAGCCAACACACAGTTGGTCAACAACATTGCCAGTTACAATGTATTGGCACCTATTGCCAATTTGTTGTACACCATCAATGCGGCTGCCAGTAATACTGGAGGAATAACCATTTCAGCAGGAACATTGGCCAATTTGAAAACACTGGGAGCCAATATAGCAGGTAATTATTGTCCTGCCCTGGGAGACAGTGTGCCCAGCAACGTGTCTTGGACTGTGGGCAATGCAGGTTATGCTACAACTATTTCTACATCGGCTAGCACTTATTTAGGTTCAGGAGACTTTGGTAAGTTTGCACAGGCATTTGGTGCTGCACAAGGTTACATCAGTTTGACCAATAACATTATCAACAGTGCAGTCAACGCCAACAGTACAGATTATCTTGGTCCCACATTCAGTAACATGAACAATTTGATCACAGGTGATATAGCACAAGTTAATTTGGCATTTCCAGCATTTGGAGCAGACCTGGCTAACATTGGATGTGCAATTAAATTCTCTAGACCAGATTTGATTGGAACACCTGCAGGACTGCTTCAGAACGTGGCCGAGTGCGGCAATATATTAAATGGATCAACTCCGTGTGTGACCACCGCATTACGAACTCAAGGACTGACCGATCAAGACATTTCTGACCTTGTGAACAACAATGTACAAAGTTTGTTCAATCCCGAAGGGCTCACACAAAATCAATTTGATACATTGCAAAAACGTGCATATCCTGCATTGCTCAATGTAACTGGAGACTGTTTAACAGACGTGTTATCCATATTAGATACCACCACACCCGGTATTGCAACCATGGCAGACCTGTTGAATCCTGTAAAACTGTTCCCTACCAGTTTCAGCAGTTTAACCCTGCCCACACCAGATGGTCCTGTGCTGATATACGACCCAACTGGTGCAGTGAATTCTGTTATAGTACCTATTTTAAATTCAGGTGCTGTCAGTCCCACAGGTTGTGACGAGTTGGCTAAAATTATACCACAGGCCAATGCTGCCGCAAGTCGTGCATTGCAAATTGCGTTCCAACAAGTCAAAGGCATCACAGGTGTGACCACACAACAACTGGCAGCAATACTACAATGACCACACTGACACAAATATCGGCAATAGCCGCTAGTAATTCTAAAAAACTAGCCACCCTTAAAGGATTAGATTTAATCAATGGTACTACTACGCCTGTACCTGTTGCAGTGGCCACATACTATTCTAACAACCTGGCCAAAGGATCAGGACCCAATGGTACATATTTGACCACAGACTTTTTTGGATCAGCAGCTGGTATTCCTTACAATGATTATTTGACCACAGTTACATCGACCATCTCTGCACAACTCACTGCTGGCACACTGACCACACTCAACACCATATATTCTCGCATGGTCAGTGTTGTGACCAGTGCATATGGCACACCACCTACTATTACCATACCTGCTGGCCCTGCTGCAGGCGTGTATGCCACATATGATCTAGCCTTGGCAGCATTGATCACAGCCGCTGATGCTGCCATTGGAACAGCCATCACTACCATGGGCACGGCCACTACCACATTAAACACTGCTTGGACAGCAATGACCACGCACAGTGCCAATGAAGCCATGTTTCAAACTCAGGCAAGCATCAACTATGCCACGCTCACAGCCGGTGCTCAGTTGCCTATCACTGCTTTTATTCCTGCCTTGGCTGGATACGGACAAGACCGACAAGAGGGCATGGCATTTGATTTCTTAACAAGTATTGCCAACACTGCCAACCAGTACGGACAGGCTATGGTAGGTGCGTTGATTGAAGCCGGCAACAACGCAGGCGCTAACGCTGTTGGAATAAAAGTAGACAACGATATTCCTCAATCGCCTAATGCTGTTCCGCCAACTGTGTCGATAGATCAGTATGAATACACACCTCAAGAAGCACGGGACCTAATAGTGTAATACTCAAGTACTACTTTTTGTTGGTTGACCAGAAATTCCCATTTTGCTACAATATAGGCATAGAGTAGCAAAAAGGAGCCAACATGTATTACATTGTTTCTAGAGGCACTGGACTTATTGTAACAGATGGTCCCAACAGAACCCGTGCTTACAAAACTTTTGGTGCCGCACGTGCCACACGCACACGCCTGTGCCGCAAAGCAGGGTGGACCGTGGACCAACTCAGCATTGTTGCCACCAAGCACTACAAACCCCAAATGGTTGAACGTACCAACATCATGACAGGCGAGAAGTTTGAGGAAGATGTCAACACTCCGCACTTCTGCTCGCCCAGATCAGAATCATTCTGGAGCATGTAATACTCAAGTATTACCGTTTTGGTGGTTGACCAATAATTGCCAAAATGCTATAATATGGACATATTGTAACAAAAGGAGCCTGAGATGACATACGCAACAATCCAAGAAGTCAACACTTCTATCATGTTCAGCAATTTTACAAACGAACAACTCAACAGCATCAATGATGCGGTGAGTTATGCCCGTGCCCAGCTTCGTGCAGTGAAGATTCGCACATTCACCAAAGGTGACACTGTAAAGTTTCACAGCACCAAACGTGGTGTCACTGTGACAGGCACAGTCACAAAGGTTGCCATCAAGTATGTCACAGTCAAAGACGGTGTCATGCTGTGGAAAGTGCCTGCCAACATGTTGGAGGCCGCATAATGAATGAATGGATTTTACTTGTGGCTTTTATCAGCCCTGGCGGTAACTTCATGGACAAAGTGCCGGTGACCATGCCCACTAAAACTGCATGTGAGCGGGCAATCAAAACACTGCCCAAAAAAGGCGAGCATCCAATGGGTGTGCAGTATCAAGGTGTGTGTGTCACACGGGCACACTGGACGGGTACTGAGCCAATGAAAAATGTTCCACTTGATTGACGGAGACAAACAATGAAACGTTATTTAGATCCAGATTTTATTTTACAATTTTTATGGTTCATCGTTCTTCAACCCGCAATATTCTTTGTAAGTATGGCGGTG